TGTTGGGGTAGCAGTGTTGGGTACATCACTATCCATTGGACACAAGGAATACTTATCGCAGTTCTCAACGACAATCATTGCATTAGACCCCGATGCATTACCTAAGACATTACAATTTGCGAAAGAATTACGTGGCTATGTAGATACCGTCAAGGTACTACGACTAAAAGATGACCTCAAATACAGAGAGCCAACCGACTTGGCTAACCTTTCAACACTAGGAGAATAACAATGGAACTATCCCTCATCCGTAGCCTTATGGACAAAGAATTTTATGACGATCACAAGGGCGCACGTTGCCCAGATCGTTTGTTCAGCAAGGATGTACGCAAGATCAAGCAAGCTATCGACAGTGCTATGGATCGGTACGAACGCACCGTTACACCAGCGGAGATCGAAGCATTGTTTATGGCAGAGAACGCCACACTAACTACCGCTCAACGTCAGGCATACAGTGTACTGTTTGGGCAGGTAAACAAGCAAGCAGTTATGGGCAGTGACATAGCACAAGACGTTCTGTCTAAGCTATTCCAACAGGTGATAGGCGAGGACATTGCCAACCTTGGATTTGATTACGTCAACGGTAGTAAGACTAGCCTTGACCCACTGCGTCAGATGCTTGAGCTATACGGCGATGACTTCACACCCAACCTCAAGATACAATGGGAAGACATTGACCTAGATACTATCCTCGCCCTGACTGACCTTGAGTCACAGTGGACGTTCAACATACCGACACTGACACGTAAGGTTGAGGGCATCAACGCTGGTCACTTGATTGAGGTAGGCGCACGGCCTAACACTGGCAAGACATCCTTCCATGCCTCACTTGTGGCTGGACCGGGCGGCTTTGCTTGGCAGGGTGCTAAGACAATCGTGTTGTGTAATGAGGAAGGCTATCACCGTGTAGCACACCGCTACATTACCGCCGCAACTGGCATGGACAAGCACGAGATCGTCAAGCGTAAGTCTGAGGCAATGACTATCTTCAACAAGATACGTGACAACATCATGTTCAAGGACGCCACAGGACGTGACATGAACTGGGTTGAGTCAGTGTGTAAGTCATACAAGCCTGACATAGTTATACTAGACATGGGTGACAAGTTCTCTCGCATGGCTGGCTTTGCACGGCCTGATGAATCACTCAAGGCTAACGCAATACAAGCAAGGCAGATAGCCAAGCAACAGGACTGCGCTGTGTTCTATATGTCTCAGCTATCTGCAGAGGCAGAGGGTAAGGTTGTACTTAACCAAGCCATGATGGAAGGTAGTCGTACAGGTAAGGCAGCAGAAGCTGACCTGATGATAATGATCTCTAAGAACCCTACGATTGAGGGTCAAGAAGAAGAAGACAACCAGCGTCACATCAACGTGGTCAAGAACAAACTGTCTGGCTGGCACGGCATTGTACACACAGACCTTGAGTACAAGATCGCAAGGTATGTATGTTAGTATTAAAGGAGATTACAAATGATTAGAGCAAATCTTATAGACTATATGGGTAGTGATCTATCCGTAGTTAATGCAGCCCGTGTATCGTTTGGTAAGCGTTCTACCTTTGGTGGTAGAGTAGGTGGACCTAACGTATTAAAAGAAGAAGACGCAAAGCTAGTACACTATCTAGCTGAACACAAACACATGTCACCCTTTGGTCACTGCTTTGTATCCTTTCACATCAAGGCTCCAATATTTGTGGCACGTCAGCTAGTCAAGCATAAGTTCTTACGTTGGAATGAGATCAGCCGTAGGTACGTCAGTGATAAACCTGAGTTCCATGAGCCTGAGATGTGGCGTAGTAAGGCAACAGATAAGAAGCAAGGCAGTGGACCAGCGTTGAAAGATCAAGACATTAACATAGCAACAACCCAGCGTATTGTTTGGATGTTGTATGAGAGCCTATTAGCTAAGGGAGTTTGTGAAGAGCAAGCACGAATGGTGTTGCCACAAAACACCATGACAGAATGGTACTGGTCTGGATCACTTGACGCCTTTGCAGATATGTGTAATCTTAGGACAAAGAATGATACACAATGGGAGACACGGGACGTAGCGTTTCAGATAGACGCAGAGATGCAGAACCTATACCCTGTATCTTGGTTAGCTTTAACGAGAGGAATACAGTAGATGGCAAATGATACACCACACTCACCCTGCCCCTATGAAGAATGTGCATCATCAGATGCATTTAATTGGAACGATGATGGCTATGGGTTTTGTCACTCATGCCATCAATCGTACCCAGCAAAAAATATGCCAGCTACTTTCGGCTGGGCTAAAGAGGAGTATCCATTGAAAGATAATAGACAACCACAAGCTATACCCGTTGAGGGTGTTAAGTATACTGGTATTAGAAGCATCGACCCTGATGTATGTAAGCTGTATGGTATTCAGATACAGACAGGCCCCAAGGGTGAGGATGTAAGGTATGCATTCAAGTACCCTCATACTACTAAGTATCGTATGTGTAATGACAAATCTAAGTCATGGATAAAGGATCGTGGTGTGGGTATGAACCACCTGTTTGGCCCAGAGTTTAATGCTGGTACAGGTAAGCGTATCTATATTACTGAGGGTGAGTTTGATGCTGCATCACTGTATCAGATACTTGGTAAGACATTCCCTGTTAAGTCTTTACCTTCCTCATCCATTGGCGAGAAGTTTATCAAGAACAATATGAAGTACCTGTCTTCTTTTAGAGAGGTTGTGTATGCTGGTGAGCTTGATGATCCGGGACGTAGGGCAGCTAACAAATTGTATCAGGCATTTCCTGAGAAGTTTTACTTCGTACCTATGACAGAGTTCAAAGATGCTAATGAGTTCCTTGAGAAGGGTAAGGGTACTAGCCTAATGTGGGCGGCTAAGTCACCTCAACGTTACTCACCTGAGAACTTCTTCTGTTCTGCAGATGACTTCACTCATGCACTACGTAACGAAAGCCCTTATGAGTATGTATCTACAGGTCATGCAGGTCTTGATGAAAAGATCAGAGGCATGGTTAAAGGTGGGCTTACCTTTATCAAAGCCCCACGTGGTACAGGTAAGACAGAGGTGATAAGATACTTTGAGACAGGCTTACTAAAAGACCCTGCTATTAAGATAGCATTGCTACACATGGAAGAGATGAAGTCTACTACACTACGTGCTATGGCAACTTATCAACTGGGCTGTAATGTCAGGACTAAAGAAGATGCAGACAATAATAATATAACTCTTGATCAAGTAGAAGAAGCCGCAAAGTCTATAGCAGATGCCAACAATAACAGGACAATCATCTTTGAGATGATGTCACACGATGATCCGCTGAAGCTATTGGATTACACTAGGTTAGCAGTGTCAGCTTACGGTGCTGACTATGTGTTTGTTGATCACGTTCAACGTCTAGCTTACTTATCAAACTCTGGTGTTGATGGTGCTACTAGTACACTTACTACGCTAGGATCACGTATGGCTCAGCTTGCTAAGGAGTTAAACATTGGCGTCATATTTATCTCTCAGGTTAATGATGATGGTAGAACTAAGTATGCCGCATCTCTTGAAGAAGAAGCAATCATCTGTATCAAGATAGAACGTAACGCAGAGAGTGAAGATGAGGTAGAACAGAACACAACTACCTTTATCGTAGATAAGAATAGACCCTTCGCTAAGTTGGGCAATGCTGGTTCAGTTTACTATGACCCAGTGACCACCATACTTAGAGAGGATATGCTTTCAGAGGAGTACAAAGCCGCATGATAGTGTTTGACGTAGAAGCAAACGGCCTCTTCAAAGAGGCTACTAAGATACACTGCCTATCCTATACTAAGGATGGCAAAGTAATTGTATCAACAAGTGACTACGAAGAGATGAGAAATGTCTTACTCAATCAAAAGGTTTTGATAGGTCACAACATAACACGGTATGACATACCACTTCTTAATAAGTTATTGGGTATTAAGATCAAAGCTAAACTGTATGATACCCTTGCAATGTCATGGGTTATTAATACTGATAGGTCTAAGCATGGCTTAGAATCTTTTGGAGAAGATTTTGGTATACCTAAACCTGTAGTGAATGATTGGTCAGGTGAGGATATACAAGTGTATATACATCGCTGTGAAGAAGATGTTAAAATAAACTGGATGCTTTGGTCTAACCTTATACAAAGGTTTATGATGGTGTATAAGGACAAAGAAAACCTAGACAAGTATTTTAGATACCTGTCATTTAAAATGAAGTGTGCATTTACCGCTGAGTTTTTTGGTTGGAAGCTCAACAAAGAACTTGCACAAGATTGTGTAGACAAACTTCTACTGCAACAGAAGGAAAGGATTGATGAGTTAAAGACAGTGATGCCCATGCGTACATTGTTTAGAAAAAAGACTGCGCCAAAGGTAATGCACAAGAAGGACGGTACACTATCTAAGCAAGGTATAGAGTGGCAAGCTTTACTACTTGAGAACATGCATCCCACTAACTATGTCGGAGAAATAGAAATAGTAAAAGGTGTTGAGGAACCTAACCCTAAGTCAAGTGACCAAGTAAAGTCTTGGTTGTTCTCACTTGGTTGGAAGCCCTGTACTTATAGGTATGATAAGGACAAGGATGGTCAAGATAAAAAGATACCACAAGTACGTAAAAATGGGGAACTAACTGAGTCAGTTAAGTTACTTATAGGCAACAGTCCCCATGTAAAAGTTCTTGATGGCTTTACTGTTATACAACATAGACTAGGTATCTTTAAAGGTTTCTTAGACTGTGAGGTTAATGGTTATGTTGAGGCAGGTATTGAAGGTCTTACTAATACACTTAGGTTTAAACATAGAAAACCTTTGTGTAACCTTCCGGGAATTGAT